CAAGGAATGAACCATCACTCTGACGGAACATAATGTGTGGCATCGTGGTGTTATCAATCGTAGTTGCAACACCTGCTTCACGCCACTCTTCCCACGTGCCCTGTCCATCATCACCGTTAGCACCAGCAAACCTCACGTAGTAATCATCTTCAAGGTTACCACTGTTTGCAATACGCAGTCTGTACTCATGCCTAGCCTGGTCAGGCAGCAGGGTAATGTCCTGCACCTCATCGGTGAAGACATTCATGATCTGACGTTCTGGTGTCTCTAGTGAGAACGTAGTTGCATCGTTTAGAGCTGTGATAGTAAAGGTAAGATCCGGGGGATCAGAGTTAGTAGAAGTGTTCAGCTGATCACCAGTCAACGTAATCGTATCACCAACAGCATACCCAAAACCTGGGTCAACAATTGTGATACCAGTGATGTTATTAGCATGGTGTTGAACAGTTACAGTCAGATCTTCACCATCACCGCTAGTGGTAGGTGAGATTGCTGTAGTTGGAACATGGTTGTAATTACCTGTTGTGGTAGGCAGAGCTGAAAGATCAAACGTCGTTACACCAGTACCACTAGAGAAGTAAAGACCGTTACCAATCTTCTTAACACCAAAACCTTCAGCCAGTACCTTAGTTCTCAAATCATCCAGCAATGCCTCAACGGTAGCAGTAGTAGCACCAGTTTGAGCAGAGATAATCTCAATAGTGTTACCACCACGGAGAATGTTAAACTGGTAGATTTGGCTAAATGCTAGAGTAGTGATCTCTACGAAACCCTCAGCAATAGCAGCAGGTTCTACATCAGCAGTCATTGCTGTTACTGTGTCCCTATTGACAAACGCAGTGGTGTCGTTGATAGTTAGGGTTTTAATACGGTCACTATCTGTGTGCTCTAGGTACTCACAGTTAGTGTCAGAAGTAGTAGGAGCAATGGTACCTGCTTCATTCAAGTCATTGATGCTGTGACCAACATCATCATACTTAACATTAAGTTGTTCACCAGCTAAGCCAGTGAAGTAGGTAATCTGTGCACCAGCTGCAAAACCAGTGATAGTAATAACATCACCGTGCTCATAAGCATTAGCAGATGGATCACCCATACGGTTAATCCCAACGAATGAAATTAAACCAGCAGCATTAACAGTAACGTTAACTGTCAATCCAGTAGCAGCACCATCTGTTGTGTTAGTAGTGGCAATGTTAGTTGTAGTGCCAGGTGTGAAACCAGACCCATGATTAGTGACTACAACGTACTCACGTGATTGAACATCAGCATTGTTAGCGTTGTTACGGTAGGTACGCAGTGGTGCATCTATAACACGGAACACATCCACGGTACCACCAGTGCGAACAGAACCAATGTACTGCTCGTTAGGATCACGATAAATGTCAAACCATTTACCCAGGTGTGCATTAGCTCCTGTATCTTCACGTAGAAATTCACATCCTGGACGCTTACCCAGCATCCTGGTGACGTCAGGTAGAGCGTTTACACAATCTTTAACCTGACCCGAAAGTTTAAGTTGGTCAGGTTGTTCTGAGATACCCGCAACATAGCTCGGGATTGTTTGACTAATAGAACTCATCGCTGCAATGCATCAGTAGGAGAGAAAGAATGCCACACAGTTCCATCACGCCAACCCATCATGCTGTAGTCACCCTGGTTGCACTCATATTCCATGCAATATGCTTGGGCTCGGACTTCATTCTGTTGTAGCATCTGGACTAGTTGTGGGTTAGAGACAAGCTGTGCTGCTGCACGGGTAGCTGCTCTGTAAATAACTAGACGTTTAAAAGGTTGGGGTAGATTATCAAACTCTAGAAGGTAGACATAATCAAGATCAATAGTACCGTCATTGTTCAGTAGACCTTTGGCTTTAGTAAACTCGTTAGTGTGCTGCACTTTGTCATACAGCTTACCATCTTTGATAATAACGTTGACATTACGGTTAGCAAAGTCACCTGACATATCAACCTGCAACACATCATCAGTAATTAAGATCTGATCGTTTGCATCAGGGGTCTTGGTGATGTGAGTCTCAGTGTTGAATGACCAGCCCTCACTCTGTACATCTCGGTTACATTCTTGCAACAGTTGGTAGATGTAGGAGATCTCAGGGTTAGCGTAATCAAGTGTAGTAATAGGTGCTTGACCGATCGCTCCCAGCACTTGATTGACTGCGGATAGTTCGGTATCGGTCTTAAATGTGGAAGAAGAAACGGTCATAGTTTTAAAGAAAAAGGGGAGCCATAAGACTCCCCAGTATAATCAGGTGGTGCGGTCGATAGCGGGGCTATCAGCCTCAACACCAGTGTAAGCGAATCGGAGTCCCTGGGTCACAGAGAACACTTCAGAGCGGTTACCGCCCGAGTTGGTAGCACCAGAAAAAGTGCCGCCCTGGGTACGGGCAACGGAGTGGCGGATGGCTTCATCAAAGCCTTCGCACTCTTTGTCACCTGCAGCCAAGGTACCAGTGATAGCACCGTAGTCGTTACCCAGACCAGCGTCAAGGGTTCCAGCTACACCGTTATCACCGGCAGCAGTTGCAGCGTTTGCCATAGTATTAATTGATTAAGATCAGTTAGTTGCGCCTAGTTCGTCACCATTAGCAGCTTTGTCCTGCACACCACCAGACACTGTACGCCCAATCTCTACAGGAGAGGGAGGGTTCAAAGTGAGGCTAGCGATGTGATCACCAGGAAGCATTGCATTAGTTTGAGTGACAATCCGGCTAGTTCCAGGAGTAATAGCCATGTTAATCTCCTAAATCAGGTAGCTTGCAGTTCGATAGCAGCAGCAGGGTTCAGAGTGCCACAGCCCATAGCCATACGGCCGACGACAAGATCGCCTTGGTACATGGTCTTGATGTCAGAACCAGAGGTTTGGATCGAAGGACCCATGGCTTCCACACAAGCGGCAGCATCACGGTAGTAGATCAGACCAGCGTGACTAGAGAAGTCACCACTGTAATCGTTGTTCTCACCTTCGACGGTTGCAACGGTACCAGCCAGGAAAGGCAGGTTGTTGGAACGCTTGATGTCAATACCAGCAATGCTGTACACACCGTTACCAGCCTGCAGGTTAGTACCTTGGCTGTCGCGGTTCAAGATGTTGGTGTCTACTTGTGAGACCAACGCATAATACTGACGAGGGGAGAGGACAGCGGTACGCCCGTTCTTAGGCATATTCTTTTCGTCAAGAATGGAAGCGGCTTCAAAGAAGGCGTCAACCAGGGCTTGAGCGTTGTACTCGTTGTTGTCACCCAGACGGATCACAGAACCACCAGGCTCAGGACCAGGAGCGGCAGAGATAGGATGAGCTTCACGTGCTGCCAGAGCAATCGTACGGAAGATCTTCTTGTCATAAGCCTCAGCCAGAGCGTGACCGATCTTGGCAGAGATTTCACTCCTCAGGGAGTAATGAGCCAGAGTCTCATCGAGGTCATAGACAAATGCGCTGGAGATCAGCAGATCATCCATGACGATGGTCTTCTCAGCCACAGGGATACCACTACCCAGACCAGCTGCGTTATCAGCGGAACCGAGGATAGGCAGACCAGGGGTGTGGTACTCAGCCGACATGCGACCGGTGAAGATAAACTGAGCAGCCTTGCCGTTGCGGAGCTGACGGCTTTGAACGGTGCCCTTAGCGATCGTAGCGCTTTCATACGCCTTGATCATTTCGCCCGTAAAGAGCTTCAGGTAAGTTGCATACTTAGCGTCGTATGCACTAACGGTCTGACCATTGATGGTGACGGTATCACCGAAGCCGGTGCGACCCAGACCAGGGTTACGGTTTACAGAACCGAAAGAAGTACCGCGAACTTCATTGTTCGCAAAAGTAGGTACGTTAAAAGTTGCCATTGTAATGTAGAGAGTGTATGTTTTACAGTCTCTTAGAGCTCTAAGATATTAAGTTGAAAATTTTTTTTGTGGTAAAATTCAACGTCTTACCGAACGTTCGGCAATTGGTTATCCCGTAGGGCCAAAAGCCAAAAGAAGGGAGAGTCCGACTCTGAGGTGCTCTCCCAACGTATCACGCAACAGTGATAGTAAGGGTTTCAGTGTGAGGGGAGTTGTCAGCTTGTGCGTTAGTAGCAACAACCTGAAGGACACAAGAACCACCAGTAGCATTAGCTGCCAGGTTGCACACACGTGCAGTGTTGTTAGTCAACGTAGTGCCAGTGGTGGTGTCAGTCTTAGTCCAAGCATAAGTGGTGGCAACGCCATTCACAGTAGCAGGGAAGTTGTTAGCAGTGTAGTCACTGTTAGTGGAGACAGCCAGGGAGGTGTCACCTTCGACATAACCGACACCCAGGTCACGACCGTAGTCAGTCACGGTTGAAACCGGTTGACCAAGGGGATTTTCATCCGTGGGTTCACCACGGGAAGTTTCATAGATTGCAGGTACGCGCATAATTAATTACCAATCAGCAAGAGTATTAGGTTGAACAGCTACACCAATGTTAGCATCTCCAGTATCAACACCGACAAGATTACGGCAGTCAGCTAGCCTTTGTGCTTTACTGCCACTGTCGGGGTTGTCTCCTTCCGCCTGATTACCAGGGATAAAGAGAGGATCATCAGATGCATTGGTCACATATAGAACACGGAAAGTAGCAGGCATGTCATTTGTGCTGCCTTTTCCGAAACGTGATCGAGACATGTTGTTAATAATAGATTTTAATGTGGTCTATTCCCACCGTCTAGACGGCGAAGGGTGTCCCGTAGGGCCAACGCCAATAGGCAGGGGAGGAATTGCACCTCCCCAAAAGTCTACTTGCCAGATTTAATGTAAGTAACGCCGCGATACTTCAGCTTGGCTTGCTTGACAGCAGCCTTTTGCTCTTTAACGCGAGCTTGCAGTTCAACGGTAGGCATTGAATTTCTCCGAAGTACCACACCCCCGTTCCATGGTGTGGCGTCATGCGTCCAACATGAAAGTCTCCTCTAGGAGTACACGTTGCAGGCTATCTCTCAGATACGTATAGTATTGCTGCTCCACAGGATCCCCACCTGGCCATTGGTCAAGTGCGAAGTTCACTGCTTTGTGCATCATGCGGAGAGAGGTGGCTGTAAATTGTAGCTCGTAGATGTTGTCTTCCATGAGGATGAACGTACGTTACTTTAGAATTTGTACTTAACACCGGTCTTGGCACCAACGCCGAGACCTTCAAGCTCCAAGCCTTCAGACGTGATGGCAGAGACTTCACCATAGACGGAGAGTTTCTTAGTCACATCGACACCGAGACCGACTTTGCCAGAGGCAGCACCGACTTGCTCAGCGTCATCCGGGAAGGAGATGGCAGGACCCCCTTGAATGTACCAGCTTGCGCTGTCACCCAGGGAGTTTTCATAGCCCACGTGAGTCTCCAACAAAGCACCTTGGTAGTCCTCACCGGACCAGCCTTGGTTAGCTTCGACGTTCAAGTATGCACCAGCCATAGCAGGCAGGGCGAAAGAAGACAGCGCGAGGGTGGAAAGAGCGATAGTTTTCATAGTAATTAGTTTAAGCTTTCTTTGGTTTCTTTGCAGTTTTTGCGGAGCGTTTGAAGTTAGCAGCCGTAGGTGCTCCAGCAGCCCCAGGCTTCCTCATTTTTTCACCACTGCCAGCAGCGATACGCTTACGCTTGGCGTGGATGTTGGCATACAATCCTTGTTTAGCCATTTAACATTTCCATTTACGTAGGGCTAGAGCCTTCCGGGTGGGCTTACCGTTCTTCTTCATCGGTCCTTTGTTACCTTTCATTCGGGCACAGAAGGACCGCTTACGAGGACCGCCACCTGGTTGGGGAGCTTTCAGGTTTGAACCTGTTTCACGATTATACTTCTCGCGACCTGCTTTTGTCAAGCCGCCAGACCGTGACTTGTGCTTCCCCATCCGTAGACTAACGGATTTAGCCATTATTTTTTAACCGGTTTCATCGGTTTGTTCTTTTTAGGTGGGCGACCCTTTTTGGATCCATAAGTTCCTTTACCTTGAGGCATTACCATACTCCGGGGATAATTTGACCAGTGAGTGCATACGCTCCAAGCGCAGCCATCACGCCGAGCATGGCAAGCCTGCCATTAAGACGCTCGGCGCGTTCGTTATGAGGAATAGAGTTTTCGTCGATGTACATACGTGGTTCGGTGGGCCAGATTTGAGTGTCGTTCATTAACCGATAGCGGGTGAAGTAAGTGCGATAGGTGCAGACTCAGCAGTTGCCAAGTCAAGAGGGAAGTTGTGTGCATTACGCTCGTGCATGACTTCCATACCAAGACCAGCTCGGTTGAGGATGTCAGCCCAGGTGTTGATCACACGACCATCAGCAGCCTGAATAGACTGGTTGAAGTTGAAGCCATTCAAGTTGAATGCCATGGTGCTCACACCAAGTGCAGTGAACCAGATACCCACCACAGGCCAAGCAGCCAAGAAAAAGTGAAGGCTACGTGAGTTATTAAAAGATGCATATTGGAAGATCAAACGACCGAAGTAACCGTGTGCAGCTACGATGTTATACGTCTCTTCTTCTTGCCCAAACTTGTAACCATAGTTCTGTGACTCGCTTTCAGTAGTCTCACGAACCAGAGAAGAAGTAACAAGGCTACCGTGCATGGCGCTAAACAAACTGCCACCAAAAACACCAGCGACCCCAAGCATATGGAAGGGATGCATAAGAATGTTGTGCTCAGCTTGGAATACCAACATGTAGTTGAAGGTACCCGAGATGCCCAACGGCATTCCATCAGAGAAACTACCTTGTCCAAAAGGATAGACAAGGAATACAGCTGTTGCAGCAGCAACTGGTGCGGAGTATGCGACAAAGATCCAGGGCCTCATTCCGAGTCGGTAACTAAGTTCCCATTCGCGTCCCATGTAAGCGAAGACACCGATGAGAAAGTGGAACACCACAAGTTGGTATGGTCCTCCGTTGTAGAGCCACTCATCGAGGGAAGCGGCTTCCCAGATTGAGTAGAGATGTAGTCCGATTGCGTTGCTGGAGGGGACAACCGCTCCAGAGATGATGTTGTTTCCGTACAGGAGTGAGCCTGCGACTGGTTCTCTGATTCCATCGATATCAACTGGGGGTGCTGCAATGAATGCGATGATAAAACAAGTGGTAGCTGCCAGTAGACAAGGTACCATGAGGACACCGAAGTGTCCCACATAGAGCCGGTTCTCAGTGCTGCTAACCCACTGGAGGTAGCGATCCCACAAAGAGGAACGCTTCTGAAGTGCGATAGTAGCTGTCATTGTTTAATTAATAAGTGTTGAGGTCAGAACGATCTAGTTTATTGAAGATGTCCTGACGATAAGCTGGATCAGCGTCATAGCGTGGGTCATTCATAGCTTGAATAACCTCAGCCTGGGACCGGAATACATCAGCAGTTTGTGCAGTACCTTTGCCTGTGAGCATCTCACCTTCCATACCATTCTGGTTTTGGTAAGCTGCCATGAGTCCGTTGACTGCAAGCTGAATAGCATAACGATTACCAGTTGCTACCAACTGATCGAATCCCTCCACAAGTTCAGGAGGGAAGTTTTCGTTAGACCACTGCATGAGTTCTGCGTAGCCTTCCTCCCCACCAACTGAGTTCTGGATGGTGCTGATGTCAGCATCTTCTAGTTCTACAGCGGCGGGGTTGTAGTCTGCATTCAGGAATGCTTTGGCAACCTCTTGTGAGTCCATCTCTGCGAACTGAGCCATCAGCTCATCAGGGTTCTCAGCATTCAGGACGTCGTTAACCAGGCTAGACACAGGATCTTGCTCAGCCTCAGGCTCAGCCTCTGGTGCCTCTTGCTCAGTACGAGCTTCGGGGTCACCGAGTTTCTTCTGCAGTTCAATGTAGGCTTGCTCTAGGTCTTCAGCAGACTTGAACTTACCTGCAAAGGTTGCTTGTTCCTCTTGGAACGCCTGTTCTCCAACCTGAATAGCTTCTTGCTCTGATTCTGTGAACTCAGGTGCATTCACATCTGTAGGATCATAATTAAGAGTTGCCATTATCTTTCACTCCTTTGGCGTGGACTACGTTTAGTTTACCCAGCCCTACGCTAGTAACATAGTTAGGACTGCGACCCACCAACGGCTTACCCAGTTTATCTTTGGGAGCATACTTGTTGATTGGGATTTCTTCTTCAGTTTTTTCGACCTGTGTTTCTACAGGTTCAACTGGTTTAGCCTGCGCCTTGCGGCGGCGGGGCTTCTTCGGTTCCGTCATTTAACTCAGGATTTAGGGCGGGATTTTTACTTGGGTCATTTCCAGGAGCGCTTGCCAGTTGACCAACCTGCTTCACAACTTCCATGTTAGCTTGTTGATTCATCGCTTGCTCTTGCTCAGCTTGCAGCTGCTCTTGAGACTTGATGAGGTTCAGCGTGTCAATACCTTGTGCAGCAGCGAGTCGTTTGATGTACTCACTGGGATCAATGTACTGCATGATAGCCTGTGGTCCCATCGTTTGTGCGATGGTCATCAGGAATTGTGTAAGAGATTCTCGATCTTGTCCACGTCCTAGTGCATTCACACCAGCAACGATAGACGGACGGACCAGATCACGTGGTATCTTAGGGATCTGACCCGACCGTTGTAGTACTAGCAGCGTCCTGTTTAAATAAGGGATGAGGAATTCAATTGTAAGCAACGAGAAGATACCTCCTAACTGTTGCTCAAGTTCAAGCTGTGTAAGCCTGACTTCCTCAGCTGTTGTACGTTCTGACTGTCGGATGTTAAGCACCAGGAATGCATCACTGATTCGTTGTGCCATTGTCTGTGCCATCTGTGCAGCAGTAGCGAAGTCCGCTTGCTTACCCACAGTGACAGCCTGCACATCCTCTGGACGTCCTTGTACAATAGCACCGTTTCCTGCCTTGGCTAGAGTCTGAGGCTTGGTTGTCGATGATGGTGACACCAAGAACACTACCTTAGCAGCAACTGCTGACCCTTCAACCAGGGCTTGTGACAGTGCTTCAAGTGATTTGAGATCACCGAGGTACTCCTCTACTCTGCCACGACCATAGTCTTCGCCGTCAACAGTGTTGAATCTGAGGACCAAAAATGGACTAGCATTCTTAGGGGCTGTGCTTTTGGTACCAGGGATCACCTTATCAAAGGCTTCCTGATGCCAGTTCCAGCGACCGTTCTTACTATCCAGATGGACATAGGTGTACACCTCAACCTCCTGGTCCTTTGTGCCTTCGCGTCCTACGTGATTAGGAAGTGGTTCCTTCAGCACATCGCCAAGAACCTCACGACTAATTTTTTCTTTAGTTACAATCTCGATCACGTTACCATTACCATCACGGTTGACAACGTATCGATTCAGTGGGTAATGTTTCAACCCTTCTTTACCCATGTAGATCAGTGCATTACCACCAACAATGAGATGTCGTACAGCTTCATGTACAACCACACGATCACTTGACGCATTGATGTAATCCATGATCATCCTTTCTACTTTAGAGAAAGAGAGATCAAGTTCACTTCTAATCTGTGGGTCAAGTTCTTCACCCAGCTTGTCATCCCTAACCTGTAGTTTAAAGAACGTGGTTTGGGGAGGGAGCAAGGCAAGCATCAGCTTAGCTGCCAGCGTTGTGACAGCTTTAGAACCAACTGCTTGCCATGGTGTAGTAAGAGACTTGCGGTCTTGTGATTCGTCTTGTCGGATAAGGTAAGGCAGAGTCAAACGTGAGCATTCAACTGCCATGTCAAGATAATTATCTCGACGTGAACGCAGTTTATCATACCGTTCCTTTGCTTTCATTATGCTAGACCACCCATGCCACCTGTACGGCTACCTGCAGCACCACCCATGCCAAGTGGGTTAGAGAACTGATAGGTGCCTTTGGATACTGCACGCTTAGATTCAGTCTTGGAAACTGAAGACCTAAACTTAGGTTTGTAGTCAGAACCACGTAAAGCTTTGTTTGCTTTTGGTGGTCCCTGTGCAATCTGTGCCATCAACTGTTGTTGACGCTCAGCCATGCGTTGCTGTGCTAGGTTAGCCTGGTATGAAGCATCAGCTGAAGCTTTCTGTGCACTAAATGCACTAGCAAAGTTTTGAAATGCACGACCGGGGCGAGAGGCACGGGCTACGTTGTTCGCTGAGGCGGCAGAACCACCCATGGCAATGACTTGGTTATAAAAGTTTTGATTAAATGCCATCTTGTTCTAATCGATTGAGTAACCACTCCACTACGGAGCGTTGTCCAGATCGATACATGATAGTTGAGATGCTATCACCTGGACCTGGGTTTGTGGGTGGAAAGTTTTCTTCCATCTCTGCTAAGATAGACTTGACGGACATGCCGTAAGTCTCAAGCGTATTGAGGGAGATTGACATTGGAATGTTCAAAGAATGCCGGCATACGTGCCGACCTGGTGTTAGAAAAGCCCTCTGCGATACCCTTTTCAAAAAGTGAATCGCTCTGTGAGTGCCAAAAATTTTTCGCTAAAAACTTATCGGTGTTTTCAGCTTGTAGAGGCTGGAAAACCCAGTCTACAGTTGCTTTTCTCAGTTTGTTGAGAGACTTAGAAGGATTAAGACCCAGCTCACGGCATACAAGAGAATTCGTAGCAACATGAATCTGTTCATCACGGCTAATATCTGCGGAAATCGTCCTCAGGCCAGCATCTCCGGCATAGCGAAAGAATGGGAGCAAACAGAAGAAAACACTACGTTCGGCTACCATAGCCTTGACAATTGTGTGGTCTTCATGCTCTTCCCATGCTTTTTTCAAGATCTGTGCTTCTCGTTCTGCTTTTTCATCGGTACCGAGTGCATTTACAGCGTAGTTCAGAGCCAAATCATGGTTTTCTTCATCCTTGATGTTCATTTCTAGGATCTGACGTGCTGCATCAGGGATCTCACCTTTTAATGAG